AAGTAACCATTGATGGCTCTACTTTTACTCCGTCATCCGTAAAGGTGGCAGTTAAGCCAGAGCCGTCAATTATTTGTAATTCACCCATTTATTCACCTCCTTCAAAATACCATTTTCCATTAGCTGTGAGTTTTGCCCACTTGGCATCACATTGTTTTGCTTTACAAACATATCCATAGTAAGGCTTACCTCCTTTAGAGATTCCTTCTTTCAGAATATGACCATGCTGGCATGCAGGTGGCTCATTAGGTATTGATGCACCAATCTCAGCAACAACATCACCAACAGACCAAGCCACAGGTTCAGGCTCTTTTTTATCAGCTGCAAAACTATCTCTTAAGATTGTTTCGATTTGTGCTGACTTGCTTCCGGGTTTGCCATACATATTTTGGCGGCTTTCTAGCTTTTCCTTAAAGGATTGATCTGCCTTAACAGTTTCCATGCTGTCTTTTGTAGCAGTCTTGTTTGATCCTTTGAGAATTATTATTGCCCTTCCCAAACTACTGCTGGCAGTATCCTCGACATACCATTTTTTCATATTAGCCATATAGGTTTCTCTAGATCCAAATGCAATGTTGCTAACTGCTGGTGCTGGATCTGCTGCATCTCGCCACAAAGTTGCTTGCACCAAAATATAACCCTTTTCAGGATCATGGCTAATAACTGATATATCAGATCTACCCATTGGATAATTGGCAATGAACCATTTGTTCAAAGTAGCCACATCCTCATAATCCTCAAGATTGAATGCCATTAGAAATCATCTCCTTTTTTGAAGTCGCTGTCGATTTCGGCATCATAAACTGTTTTGTAGATACCGATATATGCTGCAATGTCCACAAGACTGTCGTGATGCCCTGGGCTTTCCTGCAAACGACTAATTTTTTGCAAGATGTTAAAGATACAGATGTCATGAGGCATGACTGGGTATTCCAAATATGAACTGACCAGCTTTGAGATTCGCTCCATGTTGTAGTAAGGATGCCCATACACGACACCTCTTGACTGGATAGTTGTGATGGCTTCATCAAAAAGTTGCTCAGTTTTTGTCATAATCAAAGACTTCATCTGACTGTTGCTTAATGGTGATCATTCTGCGGTGCATATTCCAGCCATCCGCACGACCCTTCCAGTAACCATTCTGGAATGCGGTATCTCTAATCTCTAAAACAAGCCACCAACAAATTGCAGCAGCTGTCATTCCTAATAGCCAGAGATAGCCAAAATCTCTAAGTTCTCCATATAGATCCATGTTGCTCCCTTACATATCCTCCACATATCTTGTGGGTGATGCATAAAGTATGACCTAGATCAAGGACGCTTGGTTATTTTCTTTCGGAGTGTTGTATAACGATTAGATAACGCTAAGATCCTCAAGTTCGTCGATATGATCATCAATCGTGCGATCGTGATAGTCGGTTTCACGCCCCATAAGTCCGTCTATTATAGGTAAATGATCCGTCATGATTGACCGGAATCAACTCAACTTGATGTCCTTTATTGCCAAAACTGAGCACAGTGAAGCCCATATTCCAGTCGGCTGAATTATATTTTAGGTAGGTCGCCTTACGCATATCCATTAGGTGACCGGCTTCTATGCCCCAAATCGTTGAATAACGCCCGTTTAAGCCAGTTTGGTGTCGGACTGCACCCTGCCTATGGCTATGCCCACAAACTACGTTAGAATGCCACTTTTTACTAAGATTTAAGGCAGTTATACCGGCATGCTTAGACATGTTGCCCTCATCGCCATGAGCCAAGTGCCAGCCCTTTTCGAATTCGTAGGCTCTCTTATGAAATCTAATGCCCAAGCTGCTGAAATCCATAAACTTGTCATAAGCCAATTCCGGTAATCCAATAAGTGATGGCGCACCTTTAAGCAAGGTTTGATAAATTCGATCCGTATGATTTGATCTAACAATATCTGTCGTGCCTAGATCGTAAAGTATTTCCTGACCAAGTTTTCTTTCCTCGTCAAGTGTTTCTGCAAACTCTAATTTTGTCCCTTTTGCCCAACGGCTTTGCGAACCAAGATCCATTTCATCACCAACATTTAAGACAAAATCAAACTTTTCATGCCTTGCCATTTTAATCAGATTTGAAACTGCCTTGGGGTGGTGCAATGGAATCTGTAAATCTGGCGTTACAAGATACCTGCGATTAACCTTAATCGTCATCCTCATCGTCAGTTGGATCTATGGAAGGAATAATCCCGCCATCGCCTACGACCCAATCAGGAAAAGTCTTATGTTCAGTCATAAGCCAGAAAGCATGTTCAGGCGTAAATCCTGCTTTTCTAGCTGCTTTGTAACATTCGTGCAAAGCCAAGTAATGTTGATCGATCTTTGATAATGGCTCAGGAGTTTGGCGAACGACACGACGATTGATCTTTTTGCGTTTGATAGGTTTTCGAGTGTTCGCCATAATTAAAATTATCGCTTACTGATTAAGACAAACAGATCATCGACACGCTGTTCAAGTCTTGTAATTTGATCTTTCATGCTTGTGCCTGAGTTTGGCTTTAATTCTGCTAAGTAGGATTTAATAACCCAACGCAGACCCATGAACAAACTGGCTGTTACGGCGCATACGCCAGAAGCGATAGCGACCCAAGACTCTGGACTCATTTCGCATTGATTCCGTAATCAGCCTCTTTGCCAGACTTAGGATCTAATGCTTTGGCAATAGGTGCAACCAATGCTCCAGCAAGGATTGCAAATTCTGGTCGGATGTCAGCAACAATTGCCAACAAGACAGTTATACCGGAAGCAGCCACAGCTCTCAAATATGACTTAATTGCTGCCTTGTGTTTGTTTGATAGTTTCATGCCTTGCCTCCTAGTAGTGGGATGTTAAAAAACTCTCCGGTTTGTTTTGGGTGAAAACTAATGTGAATATGCTTAGTGTGTGGATTAATGCCCTTGTATTTACGCCAACGCCAATTTAGAAGTTTGCTGGCAATATGATGATTATGTATTACATATTTGATTCGTTTATCTTTTTTGCCAGCAAGTCGAATTTGATCGGCAAGATAGGCAGATATGCCTTCGGCTTGACCTAAATCAGCTGTAATGTCAATTGCACAAACCTCACCCGAAGGCAAGGCGTTGTGATCCGACTTTACTTTTTGATGCCTAGCGTCTGAAATCCAACCATCCGATTTCCTAGATCTATCAGGAAAACAGTCATCAATTTGCTCCCGTAATTGAACAGCTGCTTTAGATAGGTAAGGCTTCATTACAAACCTAGTGCGGTTAAGTCCTCAACAGTCAAGCCAAGTGCTGCAAGTTTTTCCTGCGCTGCTGTTTTAGCTGCTGCTCTTGCTTCGGCTTCGGCTTGTTGTTCGGCAACTAATTTTTCTTGAGCCAAGCGATATTTCTTTTCTTCACTTGTTTCATCTCGCTCAACAAATGTTTCTTCACCTGTAATTGCATCAACGATTTTTTCAATTTTTTTCATTAGTTTGCTCCGTAAATATAGACTGTTCCAGAATCATAAGATCCGGTGTCACAAATAAATGACATGGAACTGATAACGCTTGTTCCTTTATAGTATCCACCAAAAGTGCTGTTTCTATGATCTTGCCCAGTTCCGGGTTCAGTTCCTGATCCTGTTGTAAACATTTTTATTCCACTTGAATTTGCCCCATCAATATTAAGATAAGCAAAACCCTCAGATGGAGCTTGGCTAGATAAATTTATGAACTGGATTTTGTCGGTATCAATAACTCCAACTGCTGTTGCAATACTATTAGAATAACTACCGCTAGGAATAATTCGACCGCCCATATAGGTATAATTATTTCCTGTATCTGAATTAAATCTTACAAACATAGCCGCTCCACCTGCGTTTGAACTAAAAGCATAAACTAAAACTCTTAATTTATTGTATCCACTTAATCCGGTGATTGTGGTTGTTGTTCCCGATAATGAAGTTCCGCCTGTATTAATTAAGGCGTAGCTAGTTGCTGCCGCACCAGATGCAGCCCATTTAAGCCCTGTTGCTGTCGAGGAATCTGCTGTCAAAACTGTATCATTTGCCCCAACTGCTAATCGTGCAAGAGTATCAGCAGCGGTGGCTGCAATAATGTCGCCTTTTGCATCAACAATGGTTTTTGCAATTGCTGCATTTGCATTATTAAAAACAGTTGTGTCAATTGCTGTGCCAAGTGATCTAATAGCTGCTGCGCCATCTTTGACCAAGGCTGTATCATCTGGAGTAGTCCAGCTGTAGTTTGTAGTAGTTGCCATTTTTCTCCTATTATCAGGCTACGATTGTAGCGTATTCCCATGTCAAAGTTGGTTCAATTGTGTTCCATGCCTCGGTGATTGGAACAGTATTCCAGCGCATCGCCACTTGGCTAAACGCCACCGGCGAAAGGTTGATTGTCAGAAATAACTCATTAAACCGAGTGCTCCAACGCCAGCCTTCAACATACCCTTCAAAAACTCCATTTGAGATTTGAGCGGGAAGATTTTGGATATTTAAAGGCTGACCCATAAATACACCCAAAAGGTTGTCCCGATCACTATTATCAATTGCTGGATTTGTTATTGGAAAGGTTATTGATTGAAAGGCTGCTAATGGAAAAGCTCTTTGAGCAATATATCTATCTGCAACAGCTTGAGCATCCACAGCTGAATGAATTGTTGAATTGATGTTTTCTGACTTGTATCCATATAATGCAATTGATTCAGGACTTGAGGCTGTTTCTTGTGATCCAAAGTTGTTGCCATAATTTATATAAATATCGTTGCGAATATCTGCTGATCTTGTGATGGTGGATAATCCTGCACCCAATGCATGTTTAGCATCCAAATCAACATAACCATTGGCTAAAAGATAGGTTTGGCGATGATCCGCATCTGCATAACCAATATCTCCGTTTGGTGCTTCATATAAATAACCAAATGCACTATCAGCAATAAGGCTTGCAATGTTGTAAATAGTGTCAGGATCTGTTCCTCTATTTTCCATTGTGTAAAGTCCAGGTTGATCGATTTCGCCTAAACCTTGATTACCTGCCGTTGCCCATGTTTCAGTTGCATTATATGTTGCCCATGTTGTAGCTGATGGCACATCATTCCAAGATGCAAGCAACACGCTAGACAACAAATCATAGATTTGATTGCCATCTTCATCTTGTGAAATTGTTCCTGTGTAAATTTCTTTGGCAAGTTTAACCAATGACCCCATTGCCAAAATGGTGTAATTAACAACAGTTGCCAATGCTCCAGTTGCGCCCACTTCAACAGTAAGATCGGTAATATCCCCACCAAATAAATTAACATAAGATCCTGAACTGTTTTTGACTTGCAAACTCAAAGAATCATTTATTTGAAAAGGTAAAGTTTGACCTGATAAGGCAACTAATTGCACTTGCAAATAAGATGGATTAGGTTGAGCATAAATATCATCTCGACCGGCTTGATGGGCAATATCGCTTATAGCAATGTCGGTATAATCAACTCCAGCAACAGTCAGTTTCCAGTCAGGTGTCCAGACTGTCATTATCGAGCCCTAGTTATCCCGCTGTTGTATAGCTGTGGAACTGATCGGGATGCGCTTTGATTTAAGACTTTTGCAACAGCTCTTGCAGCACCTTCTGAATCCACCGATTGAACTGTAATGTTATTTACAACAGTTGGTCGATCCTCACGAACATTAGCGGTTGGTGCTGGTAATGATGGCGCACCCAACATTCCTAAAGCAGCTGCATTTGGGGATATATTTGGAATGTAAGCAATATCTTTTCCGGGATTAAGTATATTGATTGCTCGAACGCCATAATTAGCAAACTCAGTCAATAAACCGATTGCTTCCCTTATAAATCCAATAAATCCTTTAACAATATCAACAACAAAGCCAATTGCTTTTCCAAATGATTCAGCACCTTTTTGGCTTTCTTGCAACGATGCGCTTAATCCCTTGTCGCCAGTTAATCCAGCAATAAATCCATCAAGTGTAGGGATGCCTGTGTCATTCAAAAATGTAATAAATTTTTCAACTGTCGGCAATAAAGCAGTTCCAAGGCTTTCTTTGGCTTCATCCATTCCAATTTTTAATCGCCTCATCTTGCCTTCAAATGTGTCTGCTGCTTCGGATGCAGCCCCAGAAAATTGAGTTCCTAATTCGCCAAATACATCAATACCTTGCATTGCAACATCGTTAGCCTTTTGAGTGATTTCGGCTACTTTTTCAGACGCTCTAATATATTCTTTAGACTTAACACCATATTCCTCTAAAGCAAAATTTGCTTCAAGTTGTGCTTTTTCCAATGCTTTTTGCAATTTGTTATATTCAGTCAAATTGTTTGCATTATCGCCAAGAGTAATACCCAATTTCTTTAAGGCAGTAGTTTGTCCATCGTTGGCTTTGGCTAATGCATTTGCCACAGTTGTCAAATCTAGATTTTTTGCAGCTGCAATATCTAAGGCTAAATTAGTTAAATTCTGTGCTTCCTCAATGTTTTTGGTGCTTCGAGTTAATCGCTCTAAGGCTGGTCTAAGTTGGTCATCAGTCACGCCTGTGGCTTTAGATTGTCTTGCAATCCAACGCTCTGTGGCTTCAATGGCTTCATCGGTTGCTGCAACTGTATTACGCAAAGCATTGGCAAGCCTTACTTGTGATGCCTGATCCTCAGCTGCTGCCTTTATTGCTGAGATTGCATACGCTCCAACAGCTGCTCCAACTACTGCAAATGCTGCTGCTGCTTTTTTGCCAAATTCAGAAATCTTATTTGAGTTTTCTTCAACGGCTTTATCGGCATCACCTAGCTTCTTTTTTAAGTCATCAACATCAGCAAGAATTGATAACTTAAGCGTGCGATTACCGGTTGCCATTAGACCCATTCCTTAATGATGCGATTGAAAGCCTGTTCCCATTTATTAATCAATTCAGGCTGAATTCTGCGAAGGGTTGGATAGATAAACCAACCTCTTGAACCTCTGCCTTGCCGTCCTGAATATGAAGGAAACTGCTTGAACTTATTAGATCCAAACTCAATACCACCCCATAAGGTTTGCGTTGTAGCCCCACCTGAAAATTTTTGTCGTGCGAAACCATAACTGAACTCACCGATTTTGCTTGATTTCGAGATGCTAACTCCGTCCGCAACTCTTTCCGCAACCTTGCCAGCCTTTGTTCGTCCTCTAGCTGCTGTTTTAATTTCCTCTGATGCAAAATAAGCCAAAGCAGCAGATTGCGCTCTTGCTTCCTCAGTAGCCTGATCATCCATAAGTTTAAATGCTTTGTAAATATCACGCAGATCTTTTTTATTGTATGCAATGGCTTCATTTTCCATTCCTTGCCTCCAATACTTCGATCGCTGTTAATATGTCATCCGCATCAACCCATTCACTCATTGGAATGTGAGTGGCAATTGCCAACTCAACCAATAATCTGCTTAGGCTTCCTGCTTTGTGGCTTTTGGGGATGCATCACCAACAATGACATCGGCTATTGTTTCCATCCAAATATCCATTGGTTTGATGGGCTTACTTCCGGCGACTTCACGCTTATGAGCATGATAAGCCAAAAACATAAGATCCCAAATACCCAACTTTTCGGATGCCTGACCAATAGTGTTTCCTGTCTGCTTTTCCCATTTAGCCCACTCAGGTGGTTGGGCAATGTAAGTTGCTTGCTCACCTGAGTTGTATTCAATTGTAATTGGTAACTTCATTTGTTTGCTCCCGTTTTATTTTTTAACTAAAGGTTTCGGTTACTGCGCCTTTAGATACTGTAAAGGTGAATGATACTGTCTGAGCATCAATACCTGAACCACCTGCTGTTGGAAACTCAGGTTTTACTGGAAACACAAATTGTGCTCCTGATGCAGCTGTAAGTGTCATGCTGATATCTGTATCTGGTGCGGTTTCAGCAGCTGTCCATAGAGCCTCGCAAACTGAGTTTGCCTTGCCCCAGTCAGCTAACATATCCAATTGGAATGTTCCTGAAATGTTTGTGGTCTTGTAAGCCTCACCTTCCATGGTTTGATAAACCTGACGCTCATTGACCTTGGTTAGAACTGCGTTAGTCGCTTGTGCTTGAATATCTGTTCCACCTGTGAAAGATAAACCAACATCACGACCGGTAATTACGACTGTTGCCATGATTTCTCCTTATGCTGTTTGTGTGTAGTAGGTAGATACTCGAACATCTGCGATAAGCAGCGTTGATGCACCAACTTGGGTAACTGTCGGTCTTTCAACCGAGCTGACGATATATCCCGCTGGGATAACTGCCAGAACACTCATTATTAACTGCTCGATATTGTCGAGCGATGCCGGATTGCTGTTATATGCAACTGCAACCGAAATTGTAAAATTAATCTTTGTGTGAATCGTGCTTTTGTTAATTGTTTCCAATTCAAGATAGGGACTGTCTGGGACTAAAACCACGCATGGTGGGATTGGACTTTCCGGTACGAAAGCATAAACATTTCCTGCAACGCTAGCCAAAGCAGTTGCTAAAGGTTGTCTAGTTGATGAAAGAATTGTGCTTGGCATTTATTGAGCCAAACCTTCTGTATCCATGTATGAGCCAAGTAAACCCACGCATTTATTAAATAATGATCGACCCATTCTAAATGGTGTTGGAGAAAAATCTACTCCTTCGATTTGTCCTCCGCCGGCAAGTCTTGCTTGAAAGACTTCGACCGAAACTGTATAGACGGCTGATTGAACAGCTGCGTTTCCAACATAAGTTGATGCGCCAGAAAGGGTAGCAACTCCGGATGGGATGACATTAGCTTCGAGTATATCGGCGTTAGTGATCGATGCTGAAAAGGTATATTGTCCAAGATTGTCTGCCAGCACAACTCTTGTTCCGTTGTAAGGTGATCCGCATCCTGTGATGACAACTGATTGTGCTTCGGTAAATTCATGAATTCCTAGTGTAGTAAATGTAGCAACATTGTCTGACAATGAAGTTGCTTGAATTGGTGCTTTGAATGTAACAAGCATTGGCAGAATAACAGTTTCTGCTGTGTCAATAATTTGGTTTAAATAAGTATCGTTATACAAGGCTGATGACACACCAAGGACGGATCGCAACTCGGTGGCTGTAATTATGCTTGGCATGTCATCTCCTTACTCCCATTAATGGATGCCTAGGATCGGGAGCAACCCTAGGCACTCAGTTAAATTACGCTACTGATAGTTTGCGGAATGCTGCTGGGTAGCGATTAACTACTGCAACATATCCGTATAGACCGATTTCAACTCGACCATTGGCAACGATGTTTGCACGAATCTCGAAAGTTCCGGACTCATGGAATCGCATTGCTGCTGCTGGATAAACAAGTGCATGCTTAACATTTGCATTGTCACCTGTGTAGTTAGGATCAACGATAAGGTCAAGTCCTGCGACTGTTCCGTTTGTTGAACCTTGTGTAATTAAGCCGGCAGCATTTTGTGGTGCTGCTGCTGCGAATAGTGGACGACCATCTGCAACTGCGCCAAGTAATCCAGCGAAGTCAATGCCATCCTCGCCACCTGATGGAGCAACCATCAAACGGTTTGGTGTGAAACGCATAACGCCATAAGCGTCTGCAATTCCGTCAGCGATTGCTGCATAGATTGTTGAGCCTGTTGATCCTGCTGCTGCCTCTGATGCAATCTTTGCTGCATAAGCATCTGTCTTTTGTGCATAGCTAGCAGCCAACTCACGAATATAAAGATCTAGGAATGACGGGTCTGACCTATCAAGAAGCTCTTGATTTATGACCCCGGCGCCCGCAAACTTGACAACTGAATCCTCTTGAAAGGTGACAGTTGTGTCTGTTGAGCTGTATTCAGCACCCTCTGCTGTTAATGCAACAGTTGCTTGTGTTCCTAATAGCGGAGTAAAAATTTTCATTCCAGCAGCAGGAAGCGGTGCACGCTCGATGCTGTCAATGAAAGGACGGGATGAATCAATAATTCCGATAACATCACGCAAATAATTTGGTGGAACCATTCCTGTGTTCTCAGAAACAGTTGCAATCTGTAATGCTGCAACTAAGTCACGAGCATCGGTGTCGCCTTGAATCGCACGAACCTGTGCGTTTAGATATTGTCCTGCTGTAACATTTGTATCAACACGAGGCTTTGTGTATGCCATGTATTGAGCAGTTACAACTGGAGCCTGTGTCGCTTCTACCGCTTCGGTTGCGATAGGAGTTTCAGAAGTAATTTCTGACACTTTGTTCTCCTTTGTTGTTGTTTCCTCAGCGGTTGCTTCGGAATTCTCTGTGGTTTCACTTGCTGCAACCTCAGCCACTCTTGCGCTGTCGATTGCTGGATCTGTTACGAGTGAAACTTCTTGAAGTGTGCTTGATTTAATTCTTAGCACGCCTTCCTCATTTTTCCATTCATTAATTTTCACACCCACACTAAAACCATCACGAAGCCCAGTTGCAGCCTCCTCTAATGCGTCATCCGCACGAAAAGTCTTTGCCAAACGGAAAGTTGCTTCCAAGCCTGTGTCTGTGGCAGTAATATCAATTAACTTGCCCAATGGCTTTGTTGTTTGGTGCTCGAGTAATAATTTTACAGGCTTAGAGAAATCAATGCTGTCTTTCTCAAAAACAGTTAATCCGGCACTTGTTGAGCCTTGCTCATCCCAAGTTACGATCTTTCCTGAGATAGTTCGCTTGTTGGTGTCAGCGGCTGTTATTTCTATTGGGAAACTAATTTTCATCGAATTAGATCCTCCTCCTCTTGGATTTGCTCAACGCTCATTGCGCCAATGCGGTTTAGGATTTCATAAACTTGCGCACGCTCTAAAGCAGATCCACGCAAGAAATCATCAATGTCAAATCGAGTTTCAATTCCGTTAGGGCAAAAATCCGCAGCAGATAATCTTTGCTCAATGGCAGTTAAAATTGGACGAAGTGAAAAATCAATCAACGCTTTTCTTTCGGCTAAAGTGTTGCTATAAGTCATGCTAGTTGTTTCAGCAGATACGAAACTTGCCGGAATGCCGCTCGCTCTTGAAATTTCCAGAGCCAAATACTGTCTGGCTTCATTTAATTGTAATTTAGCAGGGTCGAAGCCTAATGCTTGTAATTCAACATCAGCATTTAAGAATGCAGTTGCTCTTGTTGATCTTGACACTCTCCAAGATTCTAAAAGTTTTGTAATTCGCTCTGGAGTAAGGTTTGTGCCATTTGATTTCAATACCATTTGTGGCATTGGCTCTTTGGCATACATCTCAGCTGCTTTTTCTAATTCTGCTGCTGCTTTAATTGTGCGACCTGCTCGATTTAAGATTCCCTCATCTAAACCATTAAATACAATTAAACTACCTAGACCAAATGGCGGAACTCGCTTTCCATCAACTGTGTAGTATTCGATTTCAGTTGAGTTTCCATTTAGTGAAGCAAAAACTCTATTTGGTGCAATTCTTGTCCATGCACGAATTCTTGAAGCATCGGTTGCAGCATAAGCATCCATAACCATTCCATACGCAACTCCGTATAAAAGCAAGTCCTCAGCGATCCACGCATATATTGCTGATCCTGCAACTCTTGGATCTGGTTGCATGATTACTCTGTTTGGTCTTACATGCTCATTTGTAAAATGATTATATTGCTCAAGTGGTAATGAACCGATTGTTGAACAAATTATATTTCTTGCACGAGCACCGCTTGGAATCGCCATGTATTGCTCACGGGTTGCGGTTGTAGTTCCAAATAAAATTCCGCCAACTAATTGTTGTGCGTTGTAAGGTGAAAGTGCAGCTGCAACATCTACTGGATTTGCTTGCTGATTTGATCTTGCTGTGAAACGATCGAATAATCCCATTAGCACATAATATACCATATATCCTAATTATCCGACTTGTATATCTATTTCCGTTTCTGCTTGTGTCGCAAAATAGGTTGCTAACGCCGAAGCGACAGCTGCACAAACTGCCACTCGACTGGCACGCCTTCCGATGATCCATGACCCATCCCCATAGGGCAGTTTCGCAGCGGAAAGCGTTTGCTGGGTCAGTTCATCCTGCCCACCATGTTGTAATCGATGGCTATTGATCGCCCCAAGCCACCTATCACAACTTTCAGCGTATATCGCCCCATCCATGTTAGTGCAGGAAAATCCAGCAGGGATTAACCGACTTGCGACGGCTTGTGCAGTCCTTGCTGAATAAGCGATAGTCTGAACATTATATTTTCTTGCATAAGGTGCAATGTCATTTGCAACCGCTAAATCATTTATTGAAAAGTCATTTGACCATGTATGCAATAAAACTAAATTAAACTTTTCTCCTGGTAATCGTTGAGTCGCAGTTAATGCTGCAAATTTTCTATCCGGCGACAAATCTAAACCAAACCAAGTAGGTTGCTCTGGATCTAATGGTATTGGGTCGGCCTGACACATTCCCCATTTTTGTGCATCAATTGCTGAATTGATCGTATCTACCCATTGTGCCAAAACCTCAGTTCGCACAATATCTGGTGGATCATTAATCACAGCTTTTAAATTATCTGGATGAATTGTAATTCCTAAGGATGGATTGGCTTGAGCGAATGCACTCCAATTAATCTCACCTGACGGAAGCAAGATCGGAGCATCGGGTTCTGCACTCCACTCAAACCAACCAATCGGGTCATCGGTCGTGGCTGACGCCAATGCCCTCTCACGCAATTTGTTTAGAATTACTGAATGCTGATCTCCGGCTGATGAATAAACCCAAACCTGCGGATTTTTAGCAGCCATCATGGAATAACGCATTGATGACCAAGCATCCTCATCTTTGTATTCTCTTAACTCATCAAGATGAATGGTTTCAGGTTTGCTTAAACCTCTAGCTGCATTGTTGGCAGCCTTTACAACAAATCGCCTATTGCCAAACAGCTCTATTTCCTCAGCACCATGTTGCCATCGGATTTTCTTTACTTCCTTTTCAAGTCTTGGGTTGGTTTCAATTAAGCCAACGATCTGCCGAAAGGTTTCAAGTGAGGTTGTAAGTCTATGAGCTGATGCAAGTTGTAATCCTTCACCCCATACAAACATGCCGGTCAGAATCCGGAGCATCATCAGCGTGGACTTGCCTTGCTGCCTAGCCATGATTAGCCCAAGCTCTGAATGTGCCCACCTGCCATCTGGTCTGACTTTGTGACCATGTATGCAAACAAACCGCTGCCATTCCATAAGGTTGATACCAAGTTCGGTCGCTAGGTCGATCATGTCCTGACCTTTTGATGGTAAATCAGTCAGTTTTGAATGAATTCGTGGAGTTTGCACACCTCCTAAAATCGATTCATCAAGATCTGTCATGATCTCTCCCGTTTGTAAATTAATCAAAGCGATCCAGTCTGGAAGTGAGCGATCGAGGTGTTTTGTGGGTTAGAAAAGGAACGGGGGGTCGGTGGTGTCCTCTTGCTCACAAAAAAACGCCCTCCCTTGCTTAAATTACATCTAGAGCAACTTGCAACGAGATTGCTGTCGTCATCTAATCCGCCAAGCCTTCTAGGTATCACATGATCCACAGTTGTTGCTTCTTGATTACAGTATTGACAGATGAACTGATCCCTTCTCAACACACGACTGCGAATAGATCTCCAATGCCTAGTCGATCCAGTAGATCGTAGAGCTGACTTGCTCATTAATACCAACCCTTAATCTTATGATGCTGTAATGCATTGCAAGGATTACTATAACGCTTTTGTATGTATTTGAGTTGCCAATCAATTTGTTTGAATCCATCAACTGTTGCTAACCATTTAGATCTACCTTGAGGAATACCATGATGACTACCATTCTTAGCCTTTGGATTCCATCTAGATTCTTTAAAATTTAATTCATCTAAACAATAGAATTGATCTAAGTTATTAAGCTGTATGAATGCATATTGTCTGTAATGATTGGTCTTATAAGCAGCTACGGAATCATCTTTTAAAAGGCTTATGTTCAAGACTATGAACAGAGATATCACCAAACCAAACCTTGCGATCTTTCTGCTTCGCAGATCGCCCTTTCGCTCTGAAAGCGAATTTGCGTTTAAGGGTAGCATACGCTTCCAAATCGTTCGGCATAACCGCAGGTCAGACGGCGTGGCGTTCATATAGACATCCATCCTATGTATTGTGCATCCGGATTATCCAGTAGCCATTGCTTACGCAATTTATTCTGATAAGCCCAATTGATTTGATGCGTCATTTCGTCATGATTAGCGCACATGTATGGCACTCCTTATCTGCAAACATCCAAGACCCACACTTTGTGCAGCGCATTACAGGCTCTTGAGTGTCAGTTGATTCTGCTAGATTCTTTGTTCCCACAGCGCAACACTTGAGGCATTGGAATACTCTAAAGCCATCAACTTCTGGGTATCCGTCTAACCATTCAAACTCAGTATTGGCTGAACAGAAATTACATCTAAAATTAACCATCTTTGCCAGCCCATCCAGTTCCTTTAAAGATCGTAGGCACAGCTGTGAATACACGCCTCAATGGCGCATTGCATACTTGACAATGAGGGATTTTATGATCCATTGGTAAATCCAATACAATCAACAACCCCTCACCATCGCACATGTAATCGTAATTAGGCATGATACGGAATTCGGTTTATGGCATGGCAGGAATAGCATCGAAGCAGATCGCCCTCATGAAGTAATCTGTCATCGTTGCATAAGTCGCAAGTAACCATTGATGGCTCTACTTTTACTCCGTCATCCGTAAAGGTGGCAGTTAAGCCAGAGCCGTCAATTATTTGTAATTCACCCATTTATTCACCTCCTTCAAAATACCATTTTCCATTAGCTGT